CAATTTTATCCTGGATTTCTTGACCAATCCTAGAAAACATACGTCTCTCGAAAAGGCCACAAAAATCAATATTTGGGAAAAAGGTAAATTGGATTACTCCCATATATGATCGTAAACTAGTACTATAATTAAATAGATACCAAAGATTTCGGACAAACCTAAATCTGCAATACATATCAAATAACCTGTTCAATATCCATATGGACAAAGCAACAGGAAACAATATATGTTCCGAAATACTCTGTAATTTACAATCACAATATTCATGTGGTTGAAAACACAACAAGCATAATTCAACTGATCTCATCTTTTTACATGATACAGAAACTATATCTTGAACATAATTATGTTCGTCAATAATTTTAGCATAAAATTTTAAGAACTCTTTCATATCAGCACCTTCAAGTACCAACTCTTCTATAGCTTGTGCCGGAATAGGAACACGCACAGAAGTTGGTGATACTTTATAAACATCAATAATCCAAAGATCAGGAAAAGAACCTTCCATACTAAGTGGTACAGAACTCGATTTTAGCATACCAGAATCATCTGTATACTCACATTTCGGCCTTATATCCACAATATATGGAAACCTCCTCTGAGTGGCTGACGGAGCAAAGAAACTATGCCACGCACCCAAAGATCTGTTATTAGTTGATGCCAACACAAGTCTTGGTCGAACAGGGGTTTTCCCTTTATCTTCCAAAGAAGCTTGCGCAGGCAAATATGGTTGTTGATTTATCACCTGTAAAACTTCTTTAACAGATGGATCAATATCTGGGGTTGCTCCCGGTTTAAGAGGAGCTATTTCATCAATTTGAACAGTATGACAACTTGTTTTAAATCCAGTCCAAAAATCCGCATAAGGATTTTTTGTGAATCTACAGCTATCTTCAAAGCTCAAACCTTCTTTCTTAGCATGATATATAAACAATATATCCATAAAAGTGGTCTTTCCAACGGATGAATCACCATAAACTAATAATGCTAAGGGAGGTCTACGCATTTCCATAGCGCGCCTCCGAGTAAATTGTTCATCACGGATACTCTTTAATTGATCAATGTATTTACTCATACTTAATCTATCAAATTCTTTCATAGAATTTTTATATTTAATAATTGAGTCTCCTTTTTCTATATGATCATCAAGATCTTTTAAAAAGGAGTGCTCAGTAAAACCAAATAACTCCGGCTCATTGAGCAATTCAGCCTGTCTCTTTAAAGTTAAAAATTTCATATAGAAATCTGTATAAGCTTTTGAAGAGTGGAATATAGGCTCTAAACTTCCAGTAACAAAACATTGATATCCTCTTTCAAACAAAAAAAGAGTTGTATCAATCATGGTCCTATAAAAATCAAGACCTTGATGATATTTTCTTTTAATAGCTTCACTCTCAACACGAGAGTAATTAAATTTATCAAAAGTGATACCAACTTTCTCACACAAGTTGAGAGATAACATATACATACAAACTTTATAAATTTTTTTAAAAATCATGGAATCTTTCATTTCATCAAATTTGTCTAACGACATTCGAGCAAAAACTAAATTCTCCTCGATTCCTTGAACATTCCAAGCAAAAACTTCATCAAAATAACTTTGAAGGCGATTATACATATCAGCACTAACTAAAGGACCATTAATACGTAATTTGACAAACATAATAACAGCGGCTGAATAATCGCTAACACTATCACTCTTTAGCAAAAAGCTAACAAAAAGACCAACATCCTCAATTAATTTGAGGACCCAATCCTTATCAACATTCTGCGTAATAAGCTCAAGAGCTTGAAGTTCAAACTCGGAAGTATCATCTAATGATTCAATATCTGAAACACTATAAATAGGTTCAAAAAAATTTAAACTAAAAGTCCAATCATCGATCTCTAAAGTGGGATTAAATCTTGGTACACTAGTCCCATTAATAAAATGAGCTAGTGAACGTAAATTTGGAAATGGACTTTCAATTTCAACATTTGTATTAGGAACTGGCCAGACACCATTCCTAAAATTGTCTACAGTTTCAGAACCGTAGTAAGGACTCACATCATCTAGTTCAGGAAAATGATCATCTCTATCTAAATGGCCATTACGATTCACATGGAGACCTCTATAACCTAAAATGGCAAGCATATCAGGTGTAGCGTGTCTATGTACAGTGCGAATCATAGCGGCATCTACAGGATCATAATCCTCAGAATGGAATGAACCTATAGAATCTTCATCATCTGAAGATTCAGGATCCAAATCCATTCTCCTATCCACCATCCATGATGGTAGAACATATCTCTCAGTACCATCAAATTCATAGATGGTTATTTCTCTCACAGTATCTCTGTAAGTTTTTATATGGGGGGTTTCTTTAAAGTTATGCATCGCGTCATGGCCTACGATAATATAAGCTTCGGGGTATATCGCATAGCCCCACGTCTGTTATACATATAGGCCTTCTGGGCTTTCAATATATGCAGATGGTTTTTTAAATAATTTAACAAAATTAAATCTCAGAGGTGTATCATGGAGTATG